GAGAGCTCGGGTAGATCTACAAGATCAATTGTCCTATATGTATAAGCGTATTTTAACTGATCATGATACCCCTGAGTTATTAGCATATGATATTTATGGAGATGTTAATAAGCATTGGGTGATTCTTTTATTTAATAATGTTATTGATCCTCATTTCGATTGGTTATTGGGTGAGAATGAGGTTACTCGATTAGCTGAAGAGAAGTATGGCATATCTAATTTAGATAATATTCACCATTATATAAATGATCAAGATGAGCCTGTATGGGATGATAGAGCTGATGATCCAGTAACTAATAATTTAACGGCTGTGACAAATCTTCAACATGAAGTTAATGAGAATGAGAAAAAGCGAGAGGTTTATATTTTAGATCCAGGATATGTTGATGAATTTATTGAGCGATATGAGGCTACAATTGCATGAGTGATAGGCCAGAAAAATCCTATACGTTAAAGACTTTATCAATTATTAATGCTTGGGGTGATCCAACAGATATTTCAGCATTAATACAGAGTATTACTATTAAAGAGAGTATCTTTACTACGGGTACTCGTGGTGTTATTTCTATGATGGATGATGTTGGATTAATTGAAATGCTTCCATTATTTGGGGAAGAGCAATTAGAGATTGAATTCAATACAACATTTCTAAAAGAGGATAATCCAAAGTATAAGAAAACGTTTAATATTTACCGAATCGATCAAGGTAAACAGCATCGTGGTAAATCTCGTACATATAATATTCATTTCATCTCTCCAGAAGTAGAGATTAATTATAATACAAAATTTAGCAAATCATATAAAGAGAAAACCTCTGATGAAATTGCTAAGGATATATGGACAAATATATCCGATTCTGAATTGGAAACTGAGGAATGTATATCATCCCCAAGATTAATTGTACCTTATTGGAATCCATTTAAGGCTATTCAATGGCTAAATGAGAATAGTGTTGGTACATATAATGACTATAATGATTTTGTATTATATGAAGATAGGGATGGTTGGAAGTGGAAAACTATTCGTTCTTTAATGAAGGGAGCGATTAATCAAACCCTAAACTACATTGCTTATCGTCAGAATTCTGATGTAACAACGAAAAACATTATTGAGGATATTAGATATCCCCGTTTATTTGATACAGTACAATCAACTAAAGATGGCTATTATGGTCAACAGAGAATGACATATTCTCTTATTGATAAGAAAACAGATATTGAACATACTCTATTAGATAATAGTAAGTATTGGAATCTTCCACATTTACCTGAAACAAGTAAACCAAAAGTCAATTCTAGAGGAATGGCGTGGGATCAGGAATTTAATGATGTAACTGGAACTGGAGATCTAATCTTTGGTGATAATGAAACATATAATAAATTATCTAATGCCATAGCTGATTATAGCTTTATTGGTAATGATTATGAAACTATCTATCAAGGTAAACATCAAAATAGATTAATAAGAAAACAATTACTTGCGGCTATAACTAATAATACAACAATTGTGACTGTTCCGGGTAATACAGCACAATTCGTGGGATCTGTAGTGGATTTGAATCTTCCTTCTATGCGTGATACAGAACATGATAAAGCAATGGAAAGAGATACATTAAACGCTGGTAAACATCTTGTTACTGGTATTACCCATACTCTTATTAATGATAATTATACTGTTGATTTGGAGATTCGCTCTGATTCTACATTAACTAATTTTAATATAAGGTAATATATTATGTTTCAAGGAATGGATGGATTTATTTGGTTTTGGGGTGTTGTAGAGGATCGTAATGATCCATCTATGCTTGGCCGTATTAAGGTACGGATCCATGCATTACATACTGAGACTAAAGCAGATATCCCTACAGATAATCTGATGTGGTCATATCCCCTTATGCCAATTACCTCCGCTTCAATGAATGGTATTGGTCAAACACCATTAGGGGTTGTCGAAGGATCTTGGGTAATGGGATTCTTTAGAGATGGTAATAATTGTCAAGATCCTGTTATTATGGGAACGACTGGAGGTATTCCTAGAGAGGTTGCTAAGGAGAATATGGGATTTAATGATCCCAATATGAAGTATCCTAAGGAAGAGTATATATCTGAACCAGATCTAAATAGATTAGCTCGTGGAGAGCAATCCAAAGAAGGTCCAGGTATAGAATGGATAGATCCTAAAGATCAGGTTCCATATGAAACTAAAATACCAGAGACTATTGTTAAGACTAAGAGAGATGTTCGTTTAGAAGATAAGGATATTCCAATTGGAATAGGTAGAGATGGAGATAATGGTGAAGGAAAATGGACTGAACCAGAAATTCCATATGCTGCTAAATATCCATATAATCATGTAAGGGAATCAGAATGTGGTCATATAGAAGAGTGGGACGATACGGAGGGAGCGGAGCGATTACACCAGTATCATATGTCCGGGACATGGAAAGAGATTCATCCAGACGGGACAACAGTCGAAAAGATTGTGAAAGACCGGTACGAAATTGTTTACGGCAACAAGTCGATTCACGTAAAGGGAGATGTGACTATTACTGTTGATGGTAATGTTAATCTCTATACGAAAGGCGCATTAAACGAGCAAATTGATGGTAATTATCATAGGCATATTAAGGGAGACTTTATTGAGCAGGTAGACGGAAAAGTCGATCGTAACATTGGTGGTACATTCGATCAAGTATCGGGTGGTAATAATACTACCATAGCACCAAGGATAGACATGAACCCATGACAGATTTTGCATCAATAATTGAAGGAGGATTTTCCAATATTGTCGATAATGCCGACAAGTTTATGGAATATCCTGGGCAAAGTAAACTTAATTCTGTTAAAGAGTTAGGGCAAGGATTCTCTGCTGCTGATTCTTTAGGGTATAATGATATTAATGATTTAGATTTATCTGAATTCTCTGGCTCAGATCAAACATATATTAGAGATACTTTATCTGGGATGGATACATTATCCACTAATACAACTACCTGCTCTGATATTGTTCAAGGATTTGTTGACTCAGCCGTTAATGGTTTTATGAATGCTGCTAGTATTTTAGATTCTTATAAGAGTCAAAATGGTATTACAGAATGTACATATGGATTAGAAACTTTATTATCATCTGAACCTCTTTTAGATGATTACTTAGGTAAAACTGATACATCACAATTAACTCCTGCATATAATAGATTGAAGGGTGGAATCAATTTAAGAGATATAGCCATTCTAGATTCTATTATGACAGCAATGGATGGAATGTGCGAAATATTAAAGAATGCATTTTTGGCTTTAGTTAATCTCGGGGTAGCTATTTTAGAGAAAGCAGTATCTTGGTTATCTAATTTTGGTTTACTTGGACGATTAACTAGTGATCCTTGTGTAACTGCATTAATGCCGGATGAAGCTTCAGAATATATTGATGATATTAGTAACAATATTAAAGGAATTGAAACTCCCGTTGTTGAGGATTTATTAACTCCACCCTCTAGTTTAATATCAGATGTGGTTACTACACCAGCATCTGTACCATTAACACCATCTTGGATTAATTCAAGTGTGGTATTAAATGAAGTAAAGACTAGTAGTGATAGGGGATTATATAGTACTATATCAAATAAAATTGATAGATTTGTCCCTTCTACAGCGGAAACAATAGCATCTACATATCAATCTATTGAAATGGCTGGATCACCAATAGCATCTGTTCCTGATGTTACTATTACTCGTACATCATTATCTTATAATGAAAGTACTGGGAGGTGGGAATAATGCCTGGGGCAGTAAGATTATCTGATTCTTGTACCGGGCATGGTTGTTTCCCATCACGGGTTAATGATACCGCATCAGGTAACGTATTTGCTAATTCTAGAGGGGCTCATAGGGTAGGAGATCATTGGGTAACACATTGTTGTCCTCCTCCTTGTCATGATTCTTCTCAGGCAAGCGGTAGTCCGAATGTATTTGTTAATGGAAGAGCATGGGCAAGAATCGGAGATGCTGTAGCTTGTGGATCTAGTAATGCAACTGGATCTGGAAATGTTATTATAAATGGGTGATTAAGCAATTCGTTAATAAATGGATAAATAGATAATATGGAAAGTCTTAATAAAACTAGAGCGTGGTCAGATGTTGATAGTGATTTCACTCGTCATCCATATACGTCTGACGTTGGCAAGTTTTTTAATGAAGAAGCTGTTAAACAGGCTTTCATGAACTTATTAGAAACAAAGAACGGAGAGAGACCGTTTCAACCCTGGATTGGATCCGGTATTCATGAGCTATTATTTGAGAATATGGATGAATCAACATCATTAATGATTCAATATAAGATTGAAGATGTTATAAATAATCATGAACCACGGATGATTTTACACAGTGTAACAGCAGTACCTAATTATGATAATAATGCATATGATGTTACTGTTGGATTTTCAGTAGTAAATCAACCCGAACCTTTAGAAATATCACTACAATTGGAGAGAGTGCGATAATATGGCAACCAAAACCGTACAAGACCTAGCATTGGAGGGAACTCCTGCAGGCACAGATCATCTGATCATTGATGACGGCACAACTACACGTAAGGCCACGGTGTCTAGTGTTGTTAATGCTGGCGTTGATTTAAGCAGTGTGGCAGAGAATATTGTCCCCGATACGGATAATGTAAGATCACTTGGAACAGCGGCAAAAACATGGAAAGATGTTTTCGTAGGTCCAGGCTCACTATATGTAAACGGACAAAAGGTATTAGAAGATGATGCTGGTACAATTGTTGTTTCCGCGGATGCAAACCAAAACCTAGATATTAGAACTACAGGTACTGG